GTGGGCTCCTTTCTGGCGCTGTTCTGGCCGCGCCCGCCATCTGATTTACTTCGTTAAATGGCAATTTAGATACAAAAATACAAATAATTACATTATCAGAAAAGACAGGAACGGACAGTAATAGTGGAATTATATATATACCAAAAACATCATATCCTGATGCTAAATGCATTATCCCGTTTGCATATGACAGTACATTGGCGTATCGTATTGGGATTTTTGATGTAAGCACTAATAGTTTTAGATTTGCAGTGCAAACGGCTGTAAACGGGGCATGGGCTGATAGCAAGACTATAACATTTAGTGCCTTAATCATAAAATAGAGTACACACCAATTACGTAGTAGTGGATTATTCATCGCAATCCGATTAAATTAAATGATAATATTAACAGAACCATATACGAAGTTTAATAGTTTTTGCTGTATTATCTATAGTCAAATTTGTGCCGTTTGTGTTTATACGCAGTATTGTAATTTGTTTATCTGCTGATGGCCACCATATAACACCGTATACATTACTATCAGAATCAGCAGGTCTATTCACGTCTATGACTCTATTTGTAGATAAAATAGCATCTGGCAAAGGTATATTACACCACGTAGATGCAGGGCATTTGGCTGTAATGTCAATATACTCTGGTAACTTGCCATTTAACTCAGTATATGTATCCGCTACCGCCTTGGCATCCGGCACGTAGCCGGTCACCTTGGTAGCCAACAGATCCTCCTTTGTTGTGATCATCTGAGCAAATGCCGGGGCTGTCAGATCGGCAAAAAACTTCTTGATCTTACCCATGATTACGGACAGTTTTTCTCCGGTCGCAATGTTAGAACGGCTGGATGCCTGGGTAAAAGCCACGGTCATGTTGTCAGCCACAGTAGGCGTATCTCCTTTAGGTCCCTGTTCTCCTGTATTTCCCTTTTCTCCCTTCGGGCCGGCAGTTCCGGGATCTCCCTTAGCTCCTGTATCACCCTTGATGCCTTTAAGATTACAGGCGTATACCCACTTTGCTACCGTAGCCACTCCGCCAGTCGTGCAACGATATGCATTTCCGGTATCTTTGTTAAGATACATATCTTCTGCAAGTGCATCCGATATTCCTGTGCCGCTAAATACTGTAGGTGTGGTGCTTGTCCCGGTAATCGCGGTACCTTCTGTCCAGCGTGAGCCCCGGATTCCCTGATCTCCCTGTTCTCCCTGAATACCTGGAATCCCCTGTTCTCCCTGTGGTCCTTTAAAATTTCCGATCAACACTTTTGACATAATCTATCCTCCTATGCATCTGGTGTTAAATAATATATGTTTCCTTCTTCGTCTACTTCGAACTGTGGGGGTGTCGTGTCATCTGCGTAGTACGCCCACAGGTTCCCCTCTGCGTCCCCAGACAGGGTAAACATACCGTTTATTGGCACTGTCACCCCACTGTCTCCACGATCACCCTTCTCCCCAGGATCCCCTTTATCCCCCTTGTCTCCTTTATCTCCCTTATCACCTTTCGGACCCTGAATGCCTTGAGGACCATTAAATTGACCGGTCTCCAGTTTTTGTGTGACATCTTCCACCAGATCCTCTGCGTGTTTGCTGGTGGTCTGCGCAGATTCCGCTGACTTTGCTGCTGCCGTTTCGGATCCTGCTGCCGCTGTGGCACTTGCACTGGCATTATCAGCTGATATCCCTGCCTGCTCTGCAGATACCCTGGCATTTTCCGCCGACTGTGCTGCTGCCGTCTCAGATCCTGCTGCTGCCGTCGCTGACTTTGCTGCTGCGGTCGCAGAAGCGCTTGCATTTTCTGCCTGGACCGTAATATCCGCCAGATAATTAGGCTGTAGCTTATCTGCGGTGATACTGCCATTTTTGATGTCCACCTTTACCTTGCCATCATCTCCTACCGTCCAATAAACGATATCGGAGTCCACAAATTCAAACTGTGTGATCAATGCTGACAGATCCACATATTTTTTACTGCCGTCATCCAGTGTGATGATCAGCTGCTGTGTAGTAGAATCATAGTCAAAATTGACCGCCAGTTTTTCGAGCATGGTATCGATGACCTGCTGTGCACCGGAGACCGCCGTGATTGTAAACTTACCAGTAGTCTCATCATAATCAATCTTATTGATGCAGGACTGCGCATCGACCTTGTCAAACTTGGTGAGTTCATGCGTGATCACACGGTCATCAATGGTGCTTACACCCTGACTCAGCTTATCCAGATTACGCTTATTCAGCGGTGTGTTGATTGACGGCTTATTTTCCCAGACGGTAGGTTCATACGCTTTCTGCATTCTGCTCTTCCCCTTTCTCTTCTTTCTGTTTTTTCTCCAGTGCGTCTCTGACCGCAATTTCCATTAATAATTCTTCCTCTGCACGCCGCTCCTGCTTTATCAGGATATCCTGCAAAGCCATACGCTTGACTTCCTCCGGCAACGGAGATGCTTCCACAAAGTTTGTAATTGCCTGACTAAATTCCCTGATTTCTAAATTGCTCATTCTTAATCCTCCGGTCCCAAATAAGTAATAACAGTCCCACTAATGGTTTTTGTTCTCCACGCAACTACTGTACCTTTATAATTCATGTACCCGTTGACACCCACTGCTCGCACACTGACCAGATCCACGCTGGACAGCTTATTTACGATAGTCGCAGCGCTGATTCTGTCCGCTTTAATTACACCGGAGGATGTCCAGTTGGCTACTTCCATGTAATTAGCCTTTACGGTTCCGGCACTGATATAGTTGGCTTCTACCGTTCCCAAACGGGCGCTTACACCATTCAGATCAGAGACTGTCACATGATCCGCTTCCAGGCTCCCCACACGACTGCTCACCGCATTGAGAGAGTCTACTGTAGCCTTGGTAGCAATCAGGTTATTTAACTCCAGTTTGGTCACATTCAACGTCTCTATGGTGGCATATTTGCTGACCAGTTCATCCGCATTTACCACACCGACCAGGTCTATCCGTTCTGCCTTGATCTTGATGCTTTCCGCAGTCTGATTGATCTCTGAAACGATATTGTCCTTGGATACCTTGGTAAGGATCTGCTGTGCATTGATGCTGATCTGCGTGGACAGATTCTGGTTGATATCTTTCATTTCCAGACGAGTTTCATCCACCGTCCTGGTAAGCACATTTGTTTTTCCCTTTAACTGGATAATCTGCTTCTGCAGTCCATTAACCTGTCCGGTCCTGTACTCCTCACCCTCCGCTGTATAACTGTCCCGGAGTGCCTGGATGCCTTTCAGGGTTCGCTGCAGGATGTAAGTGTACACATCTTCACGGGTCGTATGTAACAAAATGCCATCCCCCACCTCCAGGCAGGGATTGCCGCGGGCTTCCACCTGTGCCGGACGGTACCATACGACACCGATCACGCTGAGGACATTGTCTGCGATAGTCTGCAGTTCTGCCGCAGACTTGCCATACACCAAAAAGTTATCCTCTATGATGTAACAGTTATTACCGGTACCGGAGATAGCACCGATGTCGTTCTCTTCCTGCCGGATCTGCAGCTTATCAATATGCTGGCAAATAAAGTCTTCATACTGGCAGGAGATATAATTGCTCCGGGATACCTCCGTGGTGCCCATCGGATCCGCGGGATAAAGATCATCGGATGGATACAGATCATCAGCAGGATATACTCCCTCTATCATCTGCTCCAGCACCACATACCGCAGCTTACCATTTCGACCAATGTGTCCAAAGCAGCCGTTGATTTCGCAGATGGCTTCGATTACCGTTTTCCCCGGGAGTTCTCCCGGATCGATAGTTTTTTCTACCACCATATCATCGTTAATTAGTGTGATCTCTTCCTGTTCCACTCCGGCATAATTGCAAAAACTATCCCGGAACTGCCGAAGTGTCATCGGAAATGTCAGGCTGTTATACCACCCGGACACCTCTGCATTTAGGATGTCGTACATGGCATCATAAGCTACGATATCTTTATACAGTCTGTCAGCTGTCGGTTTGTCCGAATATACCTTATACTCCCCCAACTGATATGGTTCGTCCTGACCTGCAAGCAGACTTGACACTTTCATTTTCTTGCCTTTGAAATTTTCTATCGTATTTAGCACCTTTATTTCAAAGGACGATGCATTACAGCATCCAAATCGCAGCTCCTGTTCATCGCATATGGACTCCGTTATCGTCATGGTCTCTGTCTGGTATTCAGCATTAGTCAGTGTTGTGCCTGACACCGGACATTCAATTATTAACTGTTTTTCTACCGAATCATCATAAAACAGATTCTTAATGCTGTTCTCCATTTAATACTCCGTCAACGTAAGTGTAAATTCATTGTATTCGATGTCTTTTTCATCCTCGCTCAATGTATGTATTGTATAGGTAGTATCAGACATGTAGAAAACACCTGTGGCGTATTCCAAAGTTTCATCATTCCAATATGTGCACCTTACCCTTCGCTGGTTCTTTTCCGTCGTCGGAAGAGTTGCAAGTCCAATTGCATTATCAAATGCCATCCGTTCCTCAAGATTCATTTCCCGAATATTCAGTTTTAATTTTGTTTTGAAGTTCGGAGACGTTTCCCTATGTAACAAAATATTTGCATCTCTGTAGGCATCTATTTCCACTCTTTGGTTTGGAGTGCTCTCCCATCCATCAGCCAGCAGAAATGAATTAGGGAGAGTCACATCTCCGAATTTAATTAGCCATCCATTGAATTTTCCCGGCATTGCTCTCCCTCCTTCCTAAATAAATGCACTCTGTCCATGTGTATTCTTGTACATCCGATCCTGCCGCACCGTTTCCCGGAAGATCTCCCGCTCATTCAACTTTGCTACAAATGTATATGTACCGCCACCATTTTCCGCCTGTGCCTGCTTAAATGCTTCCATCATAGTGGCCAACGGTGTTTCAATGTTGGTCTGCCCTCTTGGCTGGTCACCCAGGATTGCCGCAAATGGTTTTCCACCCTGGATCACTGCGCCATCTGCAAGTCGTGGCAAATCTGTCGGAATATTCTTTAAATTTGGGCTCCATGTCTGTCCACCCCATTTAGGTACCCAGTCGGGGATATCAATTTTAAATGAATTGATTGCATCAATAAGAGTATTCAAACCATTCAACCATAACTTTAAAAATGATTCAGCAATTATGTTACCGAGATTAGTAGCTTTCTTTGCATACACAATAATTGCATCAAATGCTCCCTTCCAGTCTCCTACAAATACACTCTTTACAAATTTTCCCAGCAAATTTAATTCATCTTTTAATGTAGACAATGCCTCCTCACCATTTCCGGCCCACACAACCACACCTGCTATAGCAGCTATTACCGCCATTACAGCACCGACAACTACAGTTGCAGCTCCGCCGAGTGTAATAAACACCCCGGCCAGTATCGCACCGGCAGAGATCAGCAATAATGTCATATTCTTGGCATTCAAACCGTTTTCTGTGATATCCTTAAGTGCCAGTATCAGACCGGCTGCTCCTCCGACAATCAGTCCGATTCCTGCGGCTATCGGTCCAAACAATATCAATAACCCTACAACCGCCAGTGCCAGTCCAGCAACATATCCAACAATACCTTCCCAGTCCACACCGTTTTTCCACATTTTCACGTAGTTGTATACCATCAATGCGGCTCCTGCGATCAACATCATAAGTCCAAGTACCTCCGGCAAGTATGGTGCCAGTTCTTCTAAATCTTTCAGCAGACCAGCTATTCTCCATGCAAGCAGAGTGATTCCAATAAATATAGCCAGTGGCTTTATGATCTTCAATAATTTCTTAGCCTTTTCCAGCATTTCCACCATTTTAGGATTCACAGAAGCTTCTTCAAAAGCATCCTTACCAGTCAGCTCTCCTCCACCTGCCGTAGTTCCTCCCTGATCGCTAAGTACATTCAACTCGTCAAATGCTGCCAGCGCTTTCTTTGCAGACTTCGTAGTAGTGTCCAACGACTTTGCATAATCAATATTCTGTTTTTTTGCCCGAGTATAAGTACTTTTCCCTTGCAGGATTGCCATAAACTGGGCAATTGCATCCGCCGCCTTGATCAGCCAGCTAATAAGCTTTACCAGATAAGGGATAGCCACATTGACGATAGGTTCGAATGCTGCTGCCAGGCTGTTCTTAAACTGGGCGCAGCTACTTTTCAGTGCAGACATCTGTGCATTATAGTCCTTGGAATATCGAGCAAGATTCCGGAAGCCTTCTTTCATTGCGGATACCATTGCATTGAATCCCTTAGATATCCAATTAAATATAAATAAACTCAGCAGAATTCCCTTCAGGCGGCTTGCCATTGTAGATAACAGGCCCCCCGATTTCTTTGCACTGGTTCCGCAGGTATCCAGTGCTTTTCTTCCCTTGGATTCCAGTTCAGAAAAACCATTTCGGATTGTATGGACCTCTTTGTTGATCTCTGCAAGTCTGGCAGACAGCTCATCATATTCCTGATATCCGTCTGTGACACCAGCCTTTTTCAACAGTGCCATCCGTTCTATGATCTGCTCCTGCTCCTGCATCAGGGCAACCATATTCTGATCAGCTACCACTGCATTGTTTTTTATATCAATCAGCTGTTGTTCTGCTGCCTGCTGCTCTCTAATCTTCTCTGCAATCTTCTCTTCCTTTTCGCTGACCTTATCAGCTGCACTGGCCTGCTGGTCAATCTGAGCCATGATTGCATCTGAATTATACTGTTGATACCCTACAGTATCCTGCGGAATCGTTGCTTCTCCTACTGCAGCGCTGGCCTTAGCCATTTCTGCAGCTGCCTCTTCTGCTTTCTTCTTGTTCCGCTCCATGATACTGTCAAAATTCTTCTCGAATTTATCCCAGTCTTCTTTTGACCATCCCTCTGGTGTCAGGCTGGTGTCCTTGGCTTTCTCCTCCAGTTCATCCAGCTTTTTTTCGATGTGTTCAGCACCCTTATCTAACTTTGAATTGTCCAGATCAGAATGTAACCTGATCTCAGTATCGTACTTTGCCATGATGCCTCCTTAATCAAAAAAGAGCCTGCTAACACCTATACGGTATCAACTGGCTCACTGGCTCTCTGTCGACTTATTGATTTTGGCATATTTCATAAATTCATCTATTCTTGCCTGCTCCTCAGGTGTGATTTTCTCATCCTTTGGTGCCTTAATACCAAATATCTTTTTGGCACTCCTATACGCGTTTTTCTCTTCCTGCGACATTTTTGAAGTAATCTTTTTCTGCCGTATGTCCATTACATGTGTCAGGGAACTCTCCTGGAGATTTCCCAACAGTCCCATAAATACGAACCAGTGCATTTCCGCCTTCTGCAGATCTATATGATACTGGTTACGGAAGGCTGCATATATTCTCCACTGGTCCATATCCCAGTCCATGATAATATCTTCGTTTTTCTTCTGTTGATAGTTGTCATGGTTAAATTCTGTCATAAACCATTCAATCGCTTTCGCAGCTTCCTGCGGTTCTGGGCATTTCTTGGGAAATAGCAAATACGATGCAATATAAAATCGCTCCATATCCGATAAATCAGGGTCCGACATGCACATGGACATTTTTATTCCCGTCCGGAAAGAAGCCGAAATAGGATATCCTTTCCAGTCTGTCGGAAGCTGATCCAACATAATATTAAACATATAACTCCCCCACTATTTATGGTGTCTTCGGTTTTGACGATTCCTATTGTGATTTATGTTTCCGCCATCTCTTTCTCTGCTGTATTTCTCCCAAAGTTCCTTATTTCTACCGTTTGCATATCTCTGTGCAATCGGGATGATCTGATCAAAGAAATCAGTAATCAGAATAGGACTCGGTGTGATCTCCCCAAATACCTTCTTACAGGTCCTTTCTCCGAACACTCTGTCAATGTCAGACATGATCTCGTTAGTCTTTCCAATCATGATCCGAAGCTGCTCTATTTCCGGTTTTCTCGTAAATTCTTCCGTAGCTACATATTTCTTAACTTTTTCCAGATTATCTATCAGCTCTGTGAAATCTGCATAGAATTCCTGACTTCCAAAATTGCAGACAATCGTATCGCCATTGTCATTTACCTGTACTTCTGTGCCACCCTTAATAGCATTAATTTTTTCCATATATTGCCATCCTCTCTGAATGTGATGGACGACAGAGAGGTGCGTCCACCACATATGTTAATAATGATTAACACCTGTATTATTTTGCGGAATCCGCTGTGAATGTATTGGTTTTGATATTAAATTTACCTTTGATATCATCACCGGCCTGCTTTACACTAAGTACATTGTGAACGTAATCCCCGCCATCTCCACCATTGGAAGTAACAGATACTGTACACGGCACCTTGATTGCTTTATAGGTTCCCTCCTCACCCTGTACCGCATCTTTTAAGCGCAGTCTTATAAAAGATGTGTGAGCCTTCGCTCCTACAGGAAGATCATCCACCAGTTTATCGATCATTTTCTGGACATCATCATCTTCACAGTCTTCCTTATCCACATCAAATGCTCTCTGATAGGACTTTACCTTATTGGACGCCTTTGCCATATTAATGTAGTGCTTCGTATCCTCTTCCGGGTTCATCTCCTCTGTGAGGGATTCTACGCCATCGCCCAGCAGTGCATACTTCTGTTCTTCTGCTCCCATAGTGGTATCAATGTAATGCCTTAAATCTTCTCTCATTTTTCCTGAGCTCCTTTCTTATATTCGATAAAAATTGTCATTTGATACAATGCTTCGTTCTGTCCATTCTCTCCCATAAAAAACGGACTTGATACTCCTACTGTTTTGACGTTTCCACCCTGGATATCAGGAAAGTTTCTGTTACGGTTCCTATCCTCGATCCAGTCCGTTAACTGCTCCATCCAGCTTCCGTTTTCGATGCAGCTTTTATCCGTCTGAGTATCCAGTCTTACCACGAATTGATAGTAGTCCTTGTGGATTTCGACTCCGCTGATATACTTTCTCACATTAGTCATAGGTTCCTTAACTAACGCAAAATTGACATTGCTGCGCATCCGGTCTGTGTCGATATGTTTCATACTCTCTGGAGAGAATTCTTTCAGCCATTTGATAATGGATTGTGATACCGTCATTTTAGCAACTCCTCCTGAAGTTTCTTCTCTATCTTTTCAAGTCCGCCATTCTGCAGCATACGGTCTGCCCAGTGTGCCCCGCGCAGCGTACCGTTACCATATTCCAGGCTTCGTGTTGTTGGAATCTTTTGCACATTTTTTCGGGATCTCCATCCATTCTCCGTCTGGAATCCTGCACAATGCAGATCCGGATCCTCATAAACGCTGCCTTCCCACATGTAATGAGCGTACGGTGTGTTCCACACAACATCCGTATCATCCTCAATATGTCCGCTATCTCGGAGTGATCCCACATCAAACGGAACATACGGATCTGATAAACGTAATATTTCATTTGCACAGATCCGCTGCAGCCTTCCCTTTTCTTCCAGTCCCAGTGTCTTTATACATACCCCTGGATTGAAATTACGTGTCAAGCGTAAGGAATGATTTGCCATACTCCACCTGTTGCACCGGTGCAACTTTACCTTCCCACAACTTTTATGTTCTTCAGTCGAATTCTTCCACGATTGTCGGATACCTCCGTAACGGTAACTGCATACTGGAAATCTTCTTTCAGATCTGTCAGGCGATAGTGTTCTCCTATCTCTTTTTCTGATTCTCCTAGGACTAACTTATCCTGATTTGTTCGTACATCCAGTGTCCAGTACTCTGCTGCCTCTTTCGCTGACAACTTTCGGAATTTCTGCGGCTCCAGGTAAGGTTTGTTGCCGTATCCCCTCTGGAAGTCCACCGTGATGCTCTCAACCTTGCTTTCCGTCTGCACTCCGCCGGAAGATGTTACATCCGTTTTATTGTGACGCCACTGAACTCCCTTCACTACTGATCTGAGCCATACTTCTTCGTCTGTCTTCGGATCTCTATGAAAATTATAGACTGTCATAGTATCCGTAAAAAGAACACTCATAGCGCACCTGCCAGTCCCGTACCGGATAGTCCGGAACGTATTACAGAGGTTAGCTGCGTTTCCTTCTCCTGCGCTGTTGTAACCTTGTAAGACTCTGAATACCCGTCGTTGCTTACGGATGTAATACCAGTTCCCATCCCAGACGCATCCTGCACAGCCATAGTATTGAGCAGCTGGCAAAATGTATCCTGGATCTGCACATGTACCTGCTGCTGAAAGTCCGTGGCCGTATCCTCGTCATATGCCTCCTCAAATCTCTTTGCCCGCATATGCGTAATTGCATTCAGCTTGATCTCTGCCAGTTTGGATAATCGGTTAAATTCCTTCTCATCCGTGATGCTATTATAAAGGGAGCCGTATTGCTCCCACGTTATGTAAGACATACTGCTCCCTCCGTTTTTACTCTTCTGCAGGATTCTGATCTTCTTCCTTGGTCTTTTTGGTGGCTTTCTTGGCTTTCAGATCTGTAATCTCCTGTTTCAGTGCTACATTTTCTGCTTTCAGATCAGTGATCTCTGCAAGTAACTTCTTACCCTCTTCGCTTTTGGAGCTTACTCCCATTCCTACTGTTCTCACGTGCTACCTCCTACGCCTGATGGCTCAGATAAATACCAGCTACTTTGTTCTTGTAGACATCCACAAGACCGTACTTGCGGTACTTGATGATATCTGCATCAGCATCCGGATTGGAAGATGCAGGGATCACATTAGATACCACATGCTTGTCATGCTTGATGATGGCGGGCTTATGGATAATCATAAAGTTAATAGGCTTTGCAGCTTCCTGTACCATCTCATAATAAGAGGACATGGAACCAGCGGATGCACTGGAACCAGCTACAGGAGAATAAGCTCCACCACTCTCCGTGTAATATGTCTTGCTGGTTACAGGTGTAAGATCCTTAGTCTTTTCGTACTTTGCAGTTCCCTTGCGATAATGACCTGCTTCCTCACCTGCAGATTTACCATCCAACAGATCGATGGAAGTATAAAATCTTCCCTGCGGTACAGGCTTCCTGATGGTAAATGCCGCAAGAATCTCCTTGGACTTATAGGTATCCATCATCAGCAATCCATTTAACAGATTAGCAGTTGCGTACAGGATTCTTCCTTCTTCCGGCACCTCATCGTTATCCATCGTATTCTTTGCCTCCAGCAGTTCTGCGAGGAACTCTTCTGCGGTGACAATCTTCTTGGCTTCTCCCTTGGAAATGCCCTCAGTGCCTGCAAGTGTGGCAAATGTGAACGCATCCGCTTCCGGTGCTACCTTGGTACGCATAAGTTCTGCACCGGCCATACCAAATGCAAGATTATAGGTTTCCTGATTATCCATAGCATCTACGGACAGTTTGGCACCACGGTCATAGTTGTATTCCGTGGATGCCCACCTGAAATCCACTGTTCCCTGTGTATAACCACTGTTACGGTCATAATCGCCAAGACCGGTTACCGCAATCTGAGGATATATAATCTCCTTTGCGTTTGCGCCTGCTCTTGCCATTGCAGGATCTCCTGTCAGATCACTGGTTACAGATTCTCTCTGGTATACCTCATCAAGCAGAGGCACATAGTTTTTTGCTAATGCAATTGTGTTAGGCATTTACTTTCCTCCCTACTTTGTTTCTGTCGCAGGCGGAAGTCCCATTGCAGCTCTCATTGCGGCTTCATCTGCATTAGCACTGCTTCCGGTTCTCACCTGTCCAATCAGATTTCCAGTTCCTACCGGATTAGGCTCCGGCTCACCGAAGAGCATTTTACTGTCTTCTGCTTCTGTTAAAGTTTTCAATGCTGCGGCAATGTCTTCTTTCTGGTTTTTGGATGCTTTCAGCGCATTTACATCCAGCAGAGCCATAATTGCCTTAGGATTCTTTCCCTTAGCAGCTGCAATACTTTCCTTTACAAGATCACTGAAGTCCCGATCTGCAATCTTAGAATCGTAATCTTTCTGAATGTTCTTCTTTTCCTCTTCCAGATCACTGATTCGTTTGTTGAGCCCTGTGACATCCACATCCTTTAATCCATCTAACTGGGTCTGCAAATCTTTCATTGCAGTATCATTAGCCTGGATGGTTTCATTCGCTGCGTCCAGCTTCTTGGTCTGGTTGTCATAATCGGTCTGGGTCTTGTAGTTTTCGAGTACGGCTTTTTCAAAGTCCTTTTTCTTATCTTCAGGTACTTCCAGTCCATACTCTTTCATGATTTCAAAAATGTTCTTCATATTGTCCTCCTAAAATATTTTGTGAATCGCACTTTCTGCGATATGGGATAATCGCGGAAGCAGGGATCGAACCTGCTACCTCCGGGGTATGAACCCGGTGAGCTGCCTCTGCTCTATTCCGCCATCGTAGAGCAAAAAAAGAGCCAAGGATCAATTCACTTGGAATTGATCACATCGGCTCTTGGCTCTACATTGATCACTATTTCATTTTTACATTTCTTGCAGTATGCCGGGAAATTACATATCTTCGTATTCGGCAACACTTTTAAGAAGTGCGGATTACCACATTTCGGGCATTTGCACCACTTAGAACTCATATATTACCAACTTTCTCCTTTTGGTTGGCTTAAGTGTCTCACAAGAATATTTTAGCATACATGTGTTCTATTATGCAATACTATTATAAATAAAAAACCATCACGGTTGTGATGGGTATAACTTTAATTCTTGCACATGATAAGAGAGTATTTTGGTGGGTGTGCCCTTTCCCACATTTCTTTTGACCCATAGGGTGCGTAGCAGCACAATCTCTACTTCAAAACACTCTCTTACTAATGTAAGTCAATTATACATTAATTATTCCTTTTTGTAAAGAATTTGATTCTTTTCTATCAACTTTTCAACATTTCTTTTTCTGATTCTCCAAAATGTCATAACAGAATTCTTTAATTTACTGTCTTCATTTTCCAGTACAAGTCTAAGCACAACATTCAAATTCGTATTTGGCAATTTCTTAATCAGAAAAGCCGTTCCCGCATTCTTTTCATCACTAATGATTAAGTCCGGATCAGCTATACAGTCCTTCCCATACCGTTCAAACAATTCATAGTCTTCAGGATGGTGTGATTTAATATGCTCAATTCTCTCGTTGGTAACAATAACTTCATCCGTTTGTATATTTCCAAACTTTTTCCTGTACAATTTTGTATCAATTTTACAGATATTATATATTTCTGTCAAATTCTCTTTTCCTTTATCTTCTGTTACATTCATTGTATCAGATTGCGGTACATCTGCAACTGTTTTCTTGGTCTGTGTTACCGATACCTCAAATCCGTTCCAAGCCTTCGTCTTTATCAGATCTGATGTCTTGCATTCATACCTTAGTCTGTTAATATCCGGCTTTATTTTTGCATCCTTGCAGAAGTCCTGATAATTCTTGATCCTCTGCTTAATTTTTCCGGAGATTTCCTTGGTATCCTGCCCCAGCGTTGCCATTGCTTCCCTCTCACGCTTTAATGCCCGGATTTTTCTTTCCAACGTCCGCATTTTCTGTGTAATCTGGTAGTAATCGTAGGTTTTTCCATCTATCGTGACGGGATCCGGCTGTGGGTCCTCATCCGGAAGACTGCTGCCGATGAACCATACATAATGCTTATGCCGGCAGTTATACCCATGCAGGCCTAAAGGATCGTTGTCATGAATCCCATCCGCACTATATCCCGTTGCTCTCCACAGATCTGTTATATAGTCCTGTCCTATCCGCCTTGCCTCAGAACTGTAGTCCTCCCCCTCTTTGATGTAATATACCCGTCCCTGCCACTGTTCGTGGTTGGCGTGACCATCACCGGTATTACGTGCTCCCCAGTGTTTGGATACATATACCAGGTTTTCTCCAGTCCTTGTAATGTTTTCATCCATGATTTTAGCGGCAATCTGACCGGACCCCGTTCTCACTGCCAGTTTCACCGCGGTATCAAGCTGCATACTGTAGCCGGAAGAAAAGTCAATGGTACGCAGGCCACTATCTGCAAGGCTATGGACCGTGTCATATATCACCTGCTCCCGGCTGAATGTTCCGGTACATACCTTGATCATTGCCTTATCCAATTCTCTTCGATATAGGTTTTCCATCGTTTCAAAACCTGACATGGTTTTAAATCCTGTCGATCCTGCCAGGCTTTTCATATTCTCATTTGTTTGTTTCCTTATAGCTTCCACCAGCTGCGGCAGATAAGAATTGTCGGTAATTTCTTTCCCTGCCTGCTTCCAGGTTCTCAAATCATCCAGATAGGACAGGTCTGCTGATTCCTGCATAACCTGTCCGCCTGCTGCCTCCGCCGCCTTCAGAATCTCTTTCAACAGTTTTTTCACCGTCTTCTTATGTTCCAAAGTATTCTTCGCAACCTCTTTCCGGAATTCCGGGTTTGACTGTAACAGTTTCATTGCCGCTTTCCGTATTTTCGCCGGACTGTACCCTAACTGTTGAAGGCGCTGTGCTTCAATCTCTGCTGTCCTGGAATATGCCATTGTTGCCAGGATCCGTTGTGCCACATCCACGATCACACTGTGTTCCAAATACTGAAACAAAGGAAGCAATGCCTCGCCGATGATCTCTTCCTGTTCATTTGTCAGCATTAGTCTTCATCCTCTCCGGTAGGCTTGTCCTCTTCCTCCTGCAGTTTTTCTTTTACTAGTTCCGTTGCCTCATCTTCTGTCAGGCTATATGCCTCCATCAGATACCAAATTGTCAGTTCAGGGATATCGAAGGAAAGCGCGTCATTACGCTTACGTTCCAATTCTGCCTCTCGATCGGTAATATAGCTGTCATCGAAGTCTACCAGGATCTCCTGATCCAGCGTAAAGGACTTACCTTGGAATGTGTTAGCAAACCACATCACTGCCTTACAGATATCCTGTATGTACTGGATAGCCTCCTGACGCTGTCGGTTGAGTTCCTGCATCTGATCTTGACGCTCTCCCATATACTCCGTTGCCGTGGTAATCTGACCATTCTCAAAGCTGTATTTCTTCGTACCATAACCAAAGGACATGGACAGCAGGGACAGTGCCAGCTCAAATGACTTGGTGATCTGATCCACTCGGATCTCCGGATTATACTCCTGGATCATTCCCTTTTCTTCCGGAAGTTTCTCGCCTGTGAATACAAAAAGTTTTTTCTGTTCCGGTGTCAGTTTCGGTTTTCCATTGTCGTCAAATTCACATAGTAACTCATTCACCAGGATAATCTTCTCTGCTTTGTCCAAATCTGAAAAGAGAACATTATAACACAAATCCACTACCTTGAGTGCCGGTATTGCATCCCAAAGCTTGGGTAATCCATACCCTATCATATCATCCAGGTTGTTTACCTCTGCATTGCGCATTACTGCAAATGGCTTCACCTCTCCCAGTTGTGCTGTTACCGCTTTATCTTCTACTTCCTCTCCCTTTTTATTGAAAACGTGAGTCTCTGCCATGTATTTTCCATTGTCCACTGTAAACAATACAAGTGTCGTCTGCTTTTCTCCTTTGACAAGTGTACTCCCAGAAAAAGCAGCTTCTGTCACAATGTCATTTTCCACTGTCAGCGGAGTGAATGCATCTGCCTCCACATAGTTCAGTTTGATATCTCCACCCTTTACACTTTTATCATCCATAAAAGTTGCATTATCCAGTCTGATATAGCATGCTGCAGTTCCATCTGCTGAAGTTTTTTCAAGTTGCTTGCGATACTGTGTATTAAACTGATTCTTATTCAATACATCTTTCACAAAATCATACTGATCTCCATCTCCTGCGTTGATCTCCAACACCTCACACAGATTCGCATCATCCGAACAGCATCTTTTGCCAAAATTTAATCTGGTCAGCTCATATTGCTGTCCATTAACCGTTTTGCGCTTATGAAAATTCTCAATTATTCTGTTGCTATACCAGTCATCACATATCTGAATTTTCCCCAGTGCATTATCATTCACTGTATATCCCTTTGTCTGTAAGAAATTTTTAACGCATCCTTCCATGTTCTTCTCCTTATCTCTTAAGATCTATATACTCCACAAAGTCCAGCCATGTATAGCAGAAGCTGTCCCACCTGTCGTTTATGTTACCTATGTTTTTATCCTCCGGCTGATCCGGATGATCCTCGTCCCACCGCAGAGAAGCAATGGCCTTTCTGGTCTGCACACATCGCTTATTGATTTTGAGCCGCCCGCTATTAAACAGCATATCTACTGTCTTGGGGCGCTCTGATATCTCATTCTTTCGGCAGCCCTTAATGTTCTGATATGGAAGCCCCGCTTCCTTGGCAGCACTCCGCAGGCTGTTGATCATGGTAGTACTGGCGCTGTCTGGGAACACCCAGTCCACCCGGCCATACTTTTGAACGCACATACGGTAGAACTCTACAAACTTGTCGCAGATCTTTTTGCTGTCAATATCTTCTGACAACGGTAACCCATCCTCTTCTAATGCTTTGAGATCTCGGTACCTATTCTGATAACCGGTAAGGTTGTATGTTGTCATAGATCCCATACCACCAAAGTCGATACCCATCACAAGTTTGAAAAAGGGGACTTTGAGTTTTCCTTCATCAAAGATATCGACATCATCGAACAGATATGGGGAATCATCCTCGGCAAAGTACCGGAAGATAATACCTGATGCTAACACCCACAACCCTAAAATGAATCGGTCATAGAACACGCCCTTATACATACGCTCATACCGTTCGATGATTTTCTGTGAAAGGCTCGGGTTGTCCCTCATAGTGAAATGTACCCGGATCAGATTCTTTTCAGTAATCTTGTCGATCCATTCCAGTTTTATGTAATGATCGGGACCTTCCGGGTTGCAGTTGAGCCAATACTTAGAACCTTCAACAGAGCATCGACCTGTTGCCTGATTAACGAATGATTCCGGCATCAGGGCAATCTCATCGAAAAATACTCCTGCCAGTGTGATACCCTGGATCAGGTCCTGCGATCCCTCATCCTTTCCTCCGAACAGGTAAAAGGTATTCTCCTTATCCCCCTTCCGGACAACCATATAATTCTCGGAACGGTGCTCTTCAACCCGATACCCACGGGACAGGAGCATACGCTTTAACTGTCCGATCACATTACGGCGGAGTGACTGGATTGTCTTCCCACACAGTGCAAGGTTTTGCTCGTCAAATGTTTCCATTGCCCACAGGACGAACGACAGTGACATAACCGTGGTCTTGCCAGAACGAATAGAGCCATCACAGATAATGCCATCTTTATCAACATACGGGCTCCCGGGCATCCACCACTCCAGGACAACTTTCTGTTTATGGCTGAATGGCGTAAATTTGAACAGTGCCTTACGTTTCAACTGCATCGTCCTCCTTGAAGGTTGCTGCTACATCGACCTGTAGCGCATCCATGAAACCGTCCGATTCGTACTCTGTGGTTTCCCCACCCTCTTTTTCTGCTTTCCGTCGGTCAAGTTCTGCCTGGTACTTCTTACTTTCCATATCAACCGGCAGAGCATACAGCTCCTTGATATTCTTTAGGGCATTGGTTACCTGAGAAAGTCCTAGCCTGTCCACTGGTCCCTTCTCCGTTCGGACGGTCTCCTTTTCGTCCACCACCTCCTTGGTGGGCTTGCTGATCGCCATATTGTCCTTATACTCCACTGTTCGGACTTTCCTCTTGTCCCTCACCACATATTGCTCCAACTCATTAAGTGCCTGCTCTGCTTTATCTGTTGCCATATCTGCAATCTGTAGTAGCCGGGCAATACGCTCTGCATCTGCATTGGAGGATTTTTCCAGTGCTTTTTGTTGGATACTTTCCTTATAACTTTTTCTTTTTTCGCTCCACTCGTGCTGCATGGAATACTTTTCAATCGTTCCTATGGCAATATTATGTTTGGTTGCCAGTTCTTCCAGCGTGCAGGGCTTTTTCCGAATGTCTGTCACATACTCATGTTCTATGTTTACCCAAGATATTTCCCTCTCTGAAACGTTGCATTTCGTTTCACATTGTTTTTGAAACGTTGCGTTTCCGCCAGAATCCCACTTATATCTGTTTTTCCATGTTCGGATAGTAGCCGATGAACAGCCTAACTGCTCTGCAATGTCTACCAGTTTCATACCTTGCTTATACATCAGATATGCTTTATCACTTAATGGATTTTTCTTTGCTGACACCTGCTGCCTCCTTTCTTGGAAAATAAAAGAGCCGGCACATGGATTTTTCCATGCATCGGCTCAGTGGCTCTCTAATTTACTCATAAATAAATTTATTTTTTATTCTACATTTAGGACAAGCACAAACAATTTCATATTTTATTTTATTGTTTTCCTTCCCTATTGCGTATATATCAGCTCGTACCTCAGACAATTTTCTTGCTTCAAATGGCCTTTCTTTTAATACCACTTCCCATTCGAATTGATAATTGCATTGGAAGCAACTATGATAGCTTTTTATTATATCATCCATAACAAAATTACCTCCTTATATAGAAATTATGCCTTATTATTCATTACGAAATTCAGCCATACACTTAATTGTCAAAAGAAATCTGTTTGATTTCTTTCCATATCCTGTTTTGCTTGTGTCAAAGCATTAATCAGAGCACACACTCCATCATATGAAAGAGTGGTATATCCATGATCTTTATCAAACCTTGCTCCACCAAATGTTTTAATAGAAACAGAATCTTCAGAAATAACTGTGATATCCATCTTTTCTTTTTTATTCGTTCTCACTTCATACATTAGCCATTATCCCCTTTTTCTTTATTATAAGAAAACTATATCATTTTTTCTACAAATATTCAATTTACAAAATTCATGTGGCCAAGTATTGTTGATAGAAATCCACTAATGAACTCGCATCTCTTGCCATAAAAATATATAGTTTCGATAATCCTCCAGCTTGCTCTGTTGATTCTTTGCATCGATGCTTTCTCCTTTCTGGTTGTTGCACTGGTGCAATTCCGGTGCTGTTACTATGCGACTCTGTTATACTTGTGCTGCATTTCTTCGATGTCATCTATCAGGTAATACTGGACTGTCATGTCCGGCTTTGCATGTCCCAGTAATTTACTTACCAGCAATACATCCCCTGTTTTACGATAAAGGACGGATGCAAATGTCTTGCGGTACACATGCACGGTTGCTGTTATCCTGGTTACTCCTCCCCTGACTGCCATCTCCTTGGCTAGCTTTTCAATGCCATACTCCCGCATCCGATTGTACGGTGCTCGGTCTGCTAAAAATAACGGATCCGTCCCAGGCCTGTCCCCGATATAATTTCTCAGTGCCATCACAGCTACCGGTGTGAGCATTCCGGTGCGGTAGGTGTCTGTCTTCTCGGCATAGATTGATACCTGCTTATTTGTCAGATCGATATCTGACACGTTGAGGTAAGAGATTTCACCTACACGCATGCCAGTGCAGATCATCAGTTCAAACAATGCCTTTTCTTTGGGTGTCTGCAATGCATAGCGGATAGTTTCCACTTCTTCATCTGTCAATCGCACTTTCTTCTTTTTGACCTGCTTCACACGATCCACACCGTCAATGATATTATTCTGGATGTGCTGTTTGCGGAATGCCCAGCTGAAGAACGTGCAGAGATACCGGTATATGGTGGATTTATAATTGTGGCTGATGTGATCACGATAGGACCTGATTGCAAGATAATCTGTAATATCCTGCGCTGTCACATATTTATAATTCTTATTCACAAAGTCAAAGAATTTCTTTATGATTCCAATATAACTCCTGATAGTTCCAGCATGGAGTCCTGCTGCCACGCTGTCCACACAATACCTCTGCATCAACCACTCATTGTCATGCTCCATAGTCATAGGCAGCTGCTTGATCTCTGCCAACTCGAAATCCTGCATTTTAACATAAAGAGTGATTTTCATGCGGTCAATCTGTTCCTTGCTTAAAAAATCGTTCAATTCATAGGCAACTTCGTTGATCAGGTCGTTTTTCGTCATAAGCGCACCTCTTTCATGTTGCCTAAGGTATCACATTATGATATGATGTCCTTAAGCAGTGAGCGGTAGATGCTATCTTTGGTCGGATGGTCTACCGCTGTTTTTATGTAACGATTGCAGTCCTTCTGCAGCTGGAATTTCAAATTGTGTATTATGATACTTATTACACTTTTAACATTTTTCCTTTTTCTATCACTCCTTTCACTGTCCGGGACCTTCCGGGAATGCCGCACAGATATGTACGACACTCCCAGAGATTTTGCAGGATACTATTTACGACATTTTGCACTTCTTTTCTTCCATGCTTCCCACGCTTTTCGATCTTCTTCCCTACTGGCATTCACCATTTCATGTATGTTGCTTTCGTATTCGTCTTTCAGAATCATACCTCTGCTGATTTCCATGTGTGCCGGATGATTAGCTGGTACCGTGATATCATCTAGCGCACTCAAATCATCTTCTGGCATACAATCATGATCTGCCTGGAAGAACTCTTCGGATTCTTCATCATAGTTTTCTGTATCTTCCCATTCTCCTTCCCCAAGATACTCATCATAGAAATTACCCTTTGCATCATGTAAGTCAATAATTGTTCTCATACATTAACCTCCTGTTATTTTTTCTTACATATGTATATGTAAAGAAAAACCGCCAACGGAGGCTTTTTTGAAAATAATTTTTATTTTTTTGAAACTTTTTTGTATTTTTCTTACATAAATATTTTTTAGGTTAAATTTCAGTTTTATTGTGTAATAATACGTACCGTTACACAGGTAAATAGCTTTCCAGAGCCTGCCGGATAACCCAGGAGATAGGTCTGTCCTGCTGCCGGCAGTAATCAATTAATCTCTCGTACTGCTCCGGATCCATGCTGATGTCTTTCCGGATGTTCTTCTTACCCTCTTTCCTTGGTCTCGCCATACCTATCTCCTTTCGTTACACAATTTTTCCGATATTTCAGTTTAGTTCAAGCTAATGACCACTCCTTAGCATATAAAATAGCATCTCTGTTATGGATCTTTTTCGCTCTCCCTGTCTGCATGGTATTATTATTTCAAGCTTCCACCCCGTATTTGTATCCAGTGGCGTAGGATTCTCATATTCATCCGCAGGATCTCTATATTCCGGTATTGCAACCATTATCCCGTAGTATAGTGAAGAGTTTGGACTGCATTCTCGAATATGCTTAGCCAGCTTTCCGTTTCTTAAATCCTCTTGGATTTTTTTATAGCAATCCATAGTAGTAACTATATAATTCTTTTCTCCCAGAAAATTCAACCCGTTCCCACTAAATACATCCTCTTTGCAGCTCTTGATTTCATAGCAAGTGAATATCCCTTTTTCTATCGCACTGATTGCAGTTACTCCAGAAGGCTCAAATTGCATGAAATCAACTCTTTTAACATCACTTGTTCCGTAGTCTATGCTCACTTCGCTTGCGTAATACTTTCCTCTTTTGCAAAGCCGATCAGTGACCAACAGATCTCCCAGGAACCGTGTTATTTCTCCTCGTTTCATTGTACCTCCACAAAATCCTAACTCAATCCACATACTCAAATTTATAGTCAGGATGCTGCTTTTGAAGATTGCCCCACACCTGATTGATATTGCCTTTAGCTCTAGGGCTAAAATCAAAAGCATCTGATGCACTACTTGTAATTTTATAGCTGCCATCTTTTCTGCGACCGCCATAATACATCTTGTTTCCATTTGTGTCTGTAATCATTAATTTCATTTTCTCTACCTCCACTAAATCCTAAGTTACCATCCGATGATACAGTATCCCGGCATCAGTCCATATTCCGGTACATCCCGGAGCATATACCGGATCCGGCGTACTTCTGTCCGGCCAGTGTATTCTCCGTTTTCCCACTCCATTAAGATCAGGACATCTCCCGGCTGTACATCATCTTCATCTTTTCGCAGCTCAAAGTTCTTCTTTTCCTCCCGGACTGCCTGAAAGTACTGTGGCAGGATTTTCTTTTCTATTGTTTTCATTTTTCTTTTTGCCTTTCTTATAATTGTCAGGGTTGTAATCTGGATTGAATAAGCTAAGTTTTTTAGTGAGATTTTCTCTCTTCTGGTCCTGTCCGTATGTAGCTCTCATATCTTCCACTTCTGCTCCCTGATGCTCTATTCCCATTGTTAATAAATCGCCGTAAGAAAAGCACCTTGTAAATCCAGTCTTGCGGTCTCGTGTCTGGATCGTGCGCGGATAAACCGCTATCACCTCGTACTCCCTGGTCTCACTGATAAATCGGTGTTGTCCCCGTCCGCGGGTCTCCAACGGCTCCTCGATTGACTTGTGTGTTGTCTTAATTATGTCGCCTATATGTACATTATGGATTCGTGGCGCCGGATCCGGCAGAAGATTGCCGTCCCAGTCCTTATACTGCATTGTAGTCTCCTTCCTGGACGACTGCTGCCTCTTGGTATCAGCGGCCGCCCCGTGGCTTCGTTTACAGTGTCTATTGTGATTCACTTTATCCAAAAGGCTTATTGATTTTTCTGGGCTGCCAGTGCTTTCTGTACGGCAGCATAGTAATTATTCACTCCTGCGATTAGGATCTCCGTCTCGGTCTTTGCCATTTTTTCGGCGCAGTATTCCAGTCGCCGCTTTTCCTCCGGCGTCATCCGGATGATCTTGCTTATTGTTCTGCTTTTCATCTCTGCGCTCCTTTCGTGTATATACAAATTTGTATATACATCATCCCCACTTGTTATAAGTCAGGGCATCCTCGCTCCAGTCTGGGTAATGGTCCTGCAGGTACTGCTTAAAGAGCTGCAGCATCTCCTCCCGTCTGCCCTTGTTGCCATTGTCCAGCATCTCATGGTGACTTTGGCAGCCCAATGCACCATTCTTCGGGATCCCGAGTCCACCGCGTGATCTCGGGATGTAGTGCATGATGCTCTGCAACTGCTGTCCGTACCAGGTGACATCTTCCATGTGATATCCCATGCGGCAAAAGATACACTGGTACAGATCCCGCTCTTTGATAATCTGCCGGGAGGTTGCATTAAACTCCCTCGCTCTCGCCTGTTTCGACATCTTCGACATTCTGCCCGCCTCCTTTGCTGAGTTCTTCCAGGCGGTCCAGATAGCCGGAGATATCGGATAGCTGCTGCCGCGCTGATGCAATCAGATCCATCTCGACATATCGTACCAGGTTCTCCACGCTGCCACGGATGGACTGACGGTAAGCATCTCGCTGGTCTCCTTCGGATGGGCAGTATTGCGGAAAGTCATTTTCGAGATCTGTCTGTCCCGGTACCTGCTCTTCCGATCCCATGGTGTCGGTATTCTGATTATCCGTATCAAAATCCTTACTAACCGTGTCGGAATCCCCGCAAACCGAGTCATTTACCTGTGTTTCCGTCTCATTCTGTGCCCGTCCTGTCTTAAAATAGTCCTCCGATAAATTATAAGGATCCCCAGCCGGTGCTGTCGGCCGGAACAGCCAGATCTTTTCTTTTGCCGTCTGCTCCACCAGTTCTCCGCACTCCGTTGATAAGGTATTCATCACAATGTCCCCGGGCTTATATGTACTGGGCCACTTGCTCTGCGGTATTGCCGGCGCCTGCTGCCTCTGTTCTTCCACAGGTTCCGCAGTCTTCTCCGATGCTTTTACCGGTTCCGGTTTCTTCGGCTGAGATACCTTCGTCTCTTTTCTAGGTGCCGGTTTCTTCTCCTCTTTCGGTTGCACCGGTGCAATTTTCCTTTCTTCCGGCCACGGCTTTCCGTAGAGTTGCTGCCACGCTTCTTGATAGGTGGCACCGCCACTGACCAAGTGCCGCCATACCTCCAGTAATCGATTCCATGTATATTCCTGCTTTTCTCCTGTTCGCATATTGATCAGTGCAACGCTGTCACCATTGTTATGGTCCTTTAGGGATAGGTTTCGTCCGCCCATCCCCTGGATACGCATGGTGTACATCCTCTGTCCGGCCGGTGTCATGATCACCTGCAGATCTTCCGCTGTCAGTCCCGTTCTGCCCGCTGTCCAGATCTCCTTATACAGCCTCGGAATCTCCTCACCATCCTGAATATCCCCGGCCAGCTGTCTCACTGCCCTGCACAGATCGTCCTCTGCTTCCTCCATCACAGGATCCTGTCCTTCCATCATGATTTCCAAATCCGTTGTCTTATTCTCTTCGTCAATCTGGTTCTTGATCTGCTGGATCTCTGACTTACTGTAGTCCGGTGTCAGTTCCTCATTTACCGTATCCGGCAATTGCATCATGAGTGTCAGTTTGGAATACCCGAAGCCACGGTACTTCTCCTGCAGTCGGTCACTGTAACCGCCCTCGGAAAACTTTTTGTTAATATTTATAAATCTGGACACCTGCGTCTTGTCGATGTTGTACTCCGCCTGTGCGAACTCTAAGACAGAGCTATAACCGGACTCTTTCAGGATGTCCGTATCCTCCGCCAGTCTCAGCAAGTATCCGATCCGGACAAATCCCTCCGCTGTTTTGCTCAATTCAGAATCCAGTTCTGCTTTATATTCCTGATAGGACCTGTATTTTTCAATTACGTTTTCCATTCTTTCCTCCTAGTTATCCTGCTACGCAGATCCGCTGTGCATCTGCTGCCATCTTACTCTCTGCTTTGTATCTTATCGTTATGCCTGCTGCCAGTGATCCGCTTTTCAGCTTCTTTATGTAGTCATCAAGCCATTTCTGCATATTTTTTTCATCCGGCTTTTTATCGTTTGCCCCATACCACTGTCTTATCCTGTCTGTTTTTGCCTCTATCTCCACTGTGATGTATGGTAATTCCGGATTCGACTGCTGCCTCACCATCAGGATGTAGCTCTCGCCTCTGTTATGTTTGTCAAGGTAATTGTCACCTCCTACGCAGTGATGCAGGATCCGTCCCTCCATCACAATTTCCTCTGCTGACCTGGCCGGGCGGATGAGTAGGTTCTCGTCTTCCCAGAAATACCGGTTCCGGAGCTTTCTGTACTGCTTCCGGATGTCCGAAAACCTTGTTTTGACTTCGGCGAGGCGCTTGTCTGCCTCTTTCTTGCTGCTCTCCGTCACCATCTTTGTGTGTGCTACTGTCAGGTCTCTCGGATGCTGATATACGCTGTTGTGCAGGTCATATCCCAGGACGATCCTCATGTTCAGATAGTCGATGTATGTATTTGCAACGTTTTGAAGTCTCTGCTCTGTGCTTCCGCATCCGGTTCCCCATTCTGCTCTCGCATACTTTTCAATTCGATTTAGCAACTGCTGCACGCTCATGTACGCTGTCGCCACTTCAAGCTGTTCTCTTCTCAGATGAGCCTCTGCAATGTGGTCAATCTGCTCATCCGACCACTCTGCTCCCATCCGGTACTCCATCTTCATTGTCTCCAGGACATTCAGGTCTCCGTTCTTCTCGATCAGCTGGTGAACACGGCACTTCCGGATACCCAGGAACTGGTCCGGTCTCTTTGCATCAATGTCTGCCACTATCCCGTATCTGCATTTGAGCAGACCGGCCACCACTCCTGTCAGTCGCATCTTCACAAGCATTTCAATCTGCGGCGTCTCTTTGTATCTGCTCAAATAATCAACTGGATTGTATCTGTATGTTGTCCGGCTATATTCCTTCATCGCACTGTACTGGAACATGGTGTCTTGCATGTTCTCGTAGGTTTCTGGGAGAACTTCTGCCTCTCCTATCGAGATACTGCTCAATCCGAACAAATTGCAGTCATCCCAGAAGTCGCTTCCGGTATACGGATTGTGCTTGTGGTAGTCAATCTGTACCTTCTCTCCCGGCATATAATAGGCTCTTGCGATTTCTACTCCAGAGAGTTCCTCGTATGCCCCATTCATCTCCAGCCCTTTCTCTCCGCACATCATCTGCAGATTCCATGTCTTACTTACTTCGATGTATCTCATCACGAAGCCGTTGTCTTTGTACTTCTGACCGAGGAACAGATGCGTACTTTTGCTGTGCTCGCCTTTTACTTTTCCCTGGCACTTATACTCCCCGACTTCTCCGCACATCGGGCAATGACCGCTCTGTCCTTCCCTGGGTTCTTCTACCCGTTTCTGGAACTGCGACTCATAAGATATCCCGTCTTTCCATCTTCCGGTTGTAACTCCTCCACACTTGCTACAGGCAACATCTGCCCAGCATCCGTGTTTTTTGTAATACAAGAAATGTTTTGCTCCGAAAAAGAGCTGTTCTGCCATGTCAAGGATTCTTTTCTCCGGAAGCTCCGGTGTATTTGCTTCCCTGTCCTTTAAGGCCTGCTGCCTGCGCAGGTATTTTCTGTGCTCTGCCTGCCTTCTGGCGGTCACGACGATGTTGTTCTCGTGCTCATAGATATACTCAGGCCATCTGTCTTGATTCCAGATAGTCACATGGCATATCTTCTTGATCCGGTCATAATCATTTGCACTATACAGGACGTTTTCCTGCATTGCCTGTTCCCAGGTCCCGGCTCTGTCATTGTTCCTGTGCCATAAAAGACACACAGCGCTATAATAGCGTTCCGGCTCTATCTTTTCTCTGGTCCATCTGGACGTCTCAGGCACAAAATTTCCGAAATCCTTTTTAGTAAGTACGATCCGTATCACCGGGACATCCTTGTCTTGCTTCCTGTTGCGGTATACCTCTATAAACAAATGCTGCTCATGTGCAATATTCTTGAACGCTGTGACGGCAATATACTTTACCTTACGGTTCTTATTGGTTTCCGGAAGTGTCAGGTAAGGAATCTTTTCAATTGCTTTTTTTTTCATATTCTCCGCCTACTTTCCCATGTAGTAGTTCGTGATGATCTTCTTGGCCGTTGCCATCCCTGGGATCCCCAGTGTACACCGGCCGGCTTTCACTCCTGCTGCCGTCATGATTTTCTGGTCAACGGGAATCTGATGTTTAAATGACCAGGTAAGCAGGGCAGCTATACAGCCTTCCAGGCTCTTCCCCTTCCGCCGTACTGCTTTTTGCATCTCCGGATCTTCTGTGATTCGGATCAGGATATACTGCACCCAGTCCTCCATGATTTCTTTTGGCTTCAGTTCCGCACTTTCAATCTTGATTTTTCCCTGTGCTGCCATCAGCGAAGATGCCAGTTCATCTACCACGCCATCCATGTAGTCCAGTGCATCTTCCTTGGTCAGACCATTTTCAACCGCCAGGGCAATCAGCGCCTCTTCATCCCCTTCTTCCTTCTGACCTGCTGCCGCTCTGTTCAGTTCTTCCACGGAGTCAAATTCTCCAAATTTATCCCACATATTCGTCTCCTTTCCCGGTTGCACCGGTGCAACTTTCGAATTTTTTCTCGGTAGTTCAGTCGGTTTCACCTTGTGACCGACTGTTTTTCTGTTATATTGTTATATTCTCACCATCTCGGTGGATTCACCGGAATGGTCTCTAACATGAGTACTCTACTCATGCTGTCAGTTTTTCGGCACTTCTGCAAAAATGTCTTTTAATGCCCGTTTCAGCGGCAGATTAAACCGCATCCACTCCGCATATTCGTGCTTTTCGCTCTCTGCCAGCAGGATATGTCCTCCGTCCTCAACCTCCTGCAGGAGCATTTCCCACAAGATCGCATTTTTTACGGGATTTCCTTTAGCGCTCTTCCAGCCGTCCCGTCTCCACTTCTCCGGCCAGTGCTGCTGTATGGCTGCTGCCACATTGCTACACTCGGTGTGGATCACCACCGTGCAGGCATAGTTGAGACGCTGCAGTGCATCCCGTATGGCATAAAGGACGGATGCGCTCTCCGTGGTATTGTCATACTCTGCAATCTGCGGGGCAGCTTCATAGTCACTGCCATTCTTACGCTTGGTCCTCATGATGTACATTACCCGTCCGGAGCCCTTCGCAGATCCCCGGAGAGTCGTGCCTATAAAGATATCCACTACTTTCAATTCATTTTCCAATTTATCAACACCTCCTTACCCTGTTCGGCGGTTTCTTCCGCTCCTGTGTTTTTAACCTGATCAGTGTGTAACTCCGGTACAAAAATCCCGTGACCGGATTGATGCCCTCATGCATCCTGGCTATGTAATATCCCTTGGGTGGTTTGACTTCCGGCTTCCAGCGGACGAGCTTGTCCGTCTTAGGCTCTGGAAGCGGCATATTGCGACTGGTATTATAGGAAGACTCTGCAATCCTTGGTTTACCTGGTGTACCGTCCGCCCGTTGCTCTGCAGTGTGCTCGTCCTTGGTCAGATACCCTGCCAGCTGCTCCATGTCATCTCCGGTAAACTTGCTGTTGCGGATCTCTGCCACGTAGGTGCCGCCCTTTGTCCATGCCTTGGTCACGATAGCAGCCGCGTCTCCCTCCGGTGTCTGCTTGATCACAAGATGGATATGCCAAGCTCCCTTGGTTCCACGCTCAATATTACGGATCCAGTAGAGCGGTGCTCCCCTTGCCCGGTAGATCTTCCGCACCTTGCCGATTGCCGCCCGGAAGTCCTTCAATGCTCCTGCCATATCCGGAGGGCGATTTTCCGTCGCATAGGTCCATGTGATATACAGGTCTCCCGAATCAAAGTACTGTATCAGTCTCCACCGGCACAGCCTCGCCTTATTCCTCCGGTTGATCAGCCTCACCTGTTCCTTGGTCGGTTTCTCCTTCTTCTGTCTGGTCTTACCCTTCCCCCCATAGTTCCCATCATGGTACTCTTCTACATCCAGTACATCTCCATGCCTTAGCCTTATTTTCTTTCTCTTAACCATGTCTCTGTATCCTAACTTTAATATCTTTATCAAGTGCGCAGGGGCTATCGAAAGCCCCATTTTTCTTGACTTTTTTGGCTTACAGAGTTACAATAATCTTGTCTATATACGTAGCTCTGTGAGCTGGCCGGCATCGCCAAATGCCGGCTTTTTTATTGCTCTGCGTAGACAGGCTCTACTATGTAATTATCCGGTGACCAGTAGTACCGCTTTTTGCCTGTCAACAGGTACTCCACGCCCTGGATCTCCCTGTCGTAGTACTCCACCGTGCGTTTAAAATCTGCCCTCTCACGCTGCAGGCGGTCCAGTATGACCCGGACGGCATCATCGGTGATTGTGATGTACCTGATGCCTTTCATCATGACCAGATGTGCATCCTGGTATCGCCGGAGCACGTACGGGAAAACTTCTTGTGCCTCATGGTCAACCAGCATCATCAACGGCTGCGTTGGTGTCTGCTCCAGCCTCTTCATAATCTCCTGCACTCTCTCGTCTTTCACGCATCCTGCCTCCTCTCAACCGTGCTATCCTCAGCTCCATAATTCGTGCCCTCCGGCGCTTTTCCTGCCATTTTTCTGCCTGTTCCTCGCAAAAAAGGCAAAAAATAAAAAGCATAGCCGCCAAACCCATGATCATGGCGATCTGCTCTCCTACTTCTGTTGTCTTAAATACCGGTTCCAGGAGCAATGCCCCGAGGAGCGATATCACAATATCTTTATACATACCTTTGCCTCCTTGTCCCCTATGGTTACCTGCATGCGTGTCACTTTCAGTATCTTAACCAGTGCCTCTACTGTAATAGCCTGATCACCTTGTTCCCAGCGGCTGATAGTCTGTCTTGCATATCCTGTCTTTTCTGCAAGCTGCTCCTGCGTCAAATTTTGTGACTCTCTCGCATGCCTGATAAAAGCTCCTATCTTCTCTCTGCTCATTTGTCTGCCTCCAATATCCGATCACGCTCTCTGCGTGGTGCCCGGCGCTGATCTACCGGGCCCACCGGAAGGAGGTCGGCATGCCGTCATAGCAGTGACATGCCGTCAATGGGTATGTGGTGCTAAATACACCACGCACAGAACGTGATCTAATGCTTGTCCATGCCCTCTACGTGGTGCCCAGGCGGGGATCCTGGACACACACGCTAATTGTGTAAAAGGGGAGTGTGGTGTTGGGAATACACCACGTACAGGGCACGGATACCTGTGTTACAATAATTTCTGTTGCAGAAGTTTCGCCAGCATTTCCTCCGGCAGATCCCCACCGGCCAGTTCTCCGACCGGAGCATCTATGATCTCTGCCAGGTCCCACAGATCTCTCAGCCGCATGGATCCCGGATCCTCGATCCGATTCAGTAGCGTTCTTACCTGCACATTCTGCTTCGCGGCGATCTTGTCCTCCGGCACTTTGCTCAGTTCTATGTGCCGTTTGATTCCCGCCCTGGCCCTGGATGCATAATTCTTTCTGGCTGCTTCCGTTTTTAAAAGATTGGTTTTCGGCATCTTTTCACTTCCCTTCTAACTCAAATATCGCCCACCGCAGCGCTGCCTTGGTATCCTCATCAATGTCATCCCGCTCCAGCAGAGTATATAATCTGTCGATTCTCTCCATTCCTGCTGTCTCCTCCCCTAAATATTCTGTTGCAACCCATATGCTCTTTTCCTATACTGTTCTTACAGGCTCCCGCCAGAGCCGAGTACAAAAGAAAGGAGCTATGCTTCTATGACTTCTCTGTCTGAGAAAGCTTTGGGAATTCTTCAGGCATCTGATCAAACCACATTTACTAATTCAGATCTTATTAAAAACGGTTTTACCGAAGCCACTGCCAAAGTAGCTATCAAAGAGCTTGAAGATGCCGGCTATATTTTTATTCGATCCACTTACGTAAGTGGAAATGTATCTTTTGAATTACTGTAGCCACCTCTGAAATGACCCCGGATATTCTCAGTATCCTGGGTTATTTCTTTTCTCTCACTTTAGGTTCTCCTACCTGCTTGTGATTCCAAAAATCATAGTTTGTGCATACGATTTTCTTATTCAGTTCCATTCTGACGTGAAAACCTTCTCCTCCTTGGCATTCCACCGAAAAGAAATCGCATCCCTCGGCGAAGTCAATTCCATTCAGACGAAAGATCTTCTTTTCCACATCTACTTCCAGTGTTTTGATCTCCTGCGGAATCTCTGAAAGTATCTCTTCGAATTTATCCATTTCTGCTGCCTCCTTCCCTATAAAATGCACAATATCTTGTTTGTTTTAAAATGAAGTATGCATATATTGTATTTTTTTATCTTGACATACGAACATTTGTTTTCTACAATTATTACAGAACATTTGTTTCGATTAATTGTAGAAAGGAGGTATTCATTATGCCTAAAAACACAAAACAGACTTCCGCTCGCGCCGCTTCTGCTGCCTCTAAGGTTCTTCGTGACGGTCGGACCAGCAAGGCTTCCAAAACCGCTGCCGGAAGTGCTCTGTCTCAGACACCTTCTAAGAAGAAAAAATAGTCTGTGACTTGAAAATCTGGTGTAGGGCTGTCGCAAGGCCTTGCACCTTTTTTTCATTGAAGCAAAGCTTTTCATATCCAAGCAGATCACATACCGCATGCAAAATCTCATGCATTAGCACCTGCTCTTTCAGTTCCTGGGTCATATTCTTGTCAATCTTGATAACACCGGTGAGAAAATCAATTTCTCCTTTTCGCGGTTCTTCCTTATTGACTACTTCTACTTCCATGATTTGATATGTCACACCCAGAATGTTGATTTTGTCCAGCATTGGTTATTCCTCCTTCCTGAAAAGATCGCTTTCATTTACACCAAGCGCTTCCGCAATTCTTACAACATCAGCTACCTTTATCAATCTTCTCCCTTTTATCATGGAGTTGAACATATTAGGTGTATAACCAGCCTTTTGCGCTATCGAACACTGCTTCAGGCATCTCTCGATGATGATTTTGTGAATATTGGAAGCGACTGGTTCATTCTGTTCTCTTACTTCTTCTACATTCACTCCTGCTGCCTCCTCTCCTTACTGCTACCCTTATACAGCACTAATAGCTTTTTATGTTGCTGTTCAAATGATTTGAATAAAACTTTATTTAATGATAATATTGATACGTTACTTCTAACCTTTTATCCGGCATAAGCCAGAAAGGAAACTTATCTTGACACCAGCTCAAACTTTTATAAACCAGCGAGGAATTATCTTTCACATAGAGCGAAATGGTTGTATTGTTTCGAATTTGAAGGGACTCCCAAACCATGAGCAATCTACATCAAAAGCATACATAGGGTTCCTGCCAGGTTCCGATGTTGTTGTTGGAGATTGGCTTATAAATCCTTCAAATGAAAGATTTTATGTACAGGACACCATTACAGATTACTTTATGGGTACAGCAAGCCAACTCAAGGCATATTACCAAACTGTTTCAGAATATAATTCCACATCAGCGGCTACAAACATCTTTAACATTGGCACAGCTAACGGATCTATAATTGGCACTCAGGCAAATGTCCTTCTTAATTACAATGATTGTCTGCAAAATATTAAAAATCAGATTGCTTCTACAAATTCCCCTGACAAAGAGGAACTTCAGCAACTCATTTCGCTGTTGGAAATGATTGTAAATAACCACGTTACTCCCCAGAAGGGATTGTTTTCCAAGTTTTCTGATGTCATGGAAAGAAACTCGTGGATCACAAGTGCAATATCCTCTACATTATTAGGTTGGCTGATGTCTCAAATACATTGACCTTTCCCTTTATAGTTACAGAAAGCTCTGTGGAACCGTCTGCGGAGCTTTTTAAACTATAATCCGATACTTCTATCATTTCTTTTCCTACTTGTAAAAAATTCCTGCTCTCTTCTTTATGGATTACTATTTCCACGCCTGCTGCCTCCTTTACTGATTTATAGTTTTCATTTTGTAAACTAATAGGGTAAAAAAATATGATCTTTCGGAAATCCACATATTGTAGAATATAACGTCAAATCAGCCTCACTCATCTTTACCTTATTACTTTCCCAATTAACTATGGTTGCTCTGGATACACGCATTTTACTTGCAAGTTCTTCCTGTGATAAGCCCGCATTTACGCGCACTGCAGACAACCTGATTTTTAATTGGTTTGCCATTTTCTCATTTACCTCCTTCGTGCATACTCTTGTTTGCAAAATGTATGTTACTCTACTTTTTGTAAACTGTCAAGACATTTTGTAAACTTTTTTTACTTTTTGGTTGCGTTTATGAAAACTCTGACTTATAATGCAATTAGAACAATGAAAGAGGTGATTCGGATGGGCACAAACCAGTTTGCCGAAATGTTAAAATACTATTTGATGTTAAACGACAAGTCTCAAAAAGACTTAGTAGATGATTTAGGTTTTGATAAATCAACTGTATCAAGTTGGTGTTCTGGTAATAGAGTTCCAAAAATAGATGTGATCATCGATATTGCAAAATACTTGCACGTTAATGTTGGGGATCTCATTGAAGATAACCGGAATGATGAAACATATTATCTCAATCCCGAAGCCCGTGATATGGCTCAGTTCCTCTTCGAGAATCCGGAATATAAGGTCCTCTTCGATGCTTCCCGGAAGGTGAAGCCGGAGGACATCCAGTTTGTAAAAGAGATGATAGACCGGATGAGCAACCAGAACGGATGACTGTGGCTCGTACATATTCAGAGGAGGTGGCTGACATGAATATCCATTCGGTACTGGCAACATTGCCAGGCAGCATTAAGGCATATGTGGTGGCAAATCCCGATATGAGCTTTACCATCGTTCTGAACGATGCCCTGTCCTTTGAGCAGAATCGGAAATCTTACCTTCATGAGTATGCACATATCGTCAACGGAGATTATGACAAGAAGTTCTCCGCAGATATGATCGAGTTGAATGCACACATTTAAGAAGGAATTATTATGACTTTTGTAAAAAAGCTTTTAGATGCTCTAAATATGGATAATTGGAATAAACAGAGAAAAAGTCCTGATGTTGATGCCGATACCTATTCTCCTAGCTTATATGAATTAATATTTACTTTCTGGAGGCAGCATCCACAAAAATACTCCAATGATTTTTCTTACAAAAAAACATCCAATGAAGAGTATTTACTTTACGGAAAGGCTTTAATTCTGTGGGAATACGATAAAGCTCGTCCTCTATTTGAAAGTTTTCCATATTATTATGAAACAGAGTGTCATATAAGTAATCCATTGAAATTACAATCGGTATTGCTACAGAAAGGCTATATTGCCCCGGCATCCGCACAGTCCGTATTATTTTCTTATACCGTTGCAGATTTAAAAATACTTGCAGACAGTATTGGTTGTTCAAAAAAAGGTAAAAAGGCCGAACTTGTTAATAGAATATACTCGTCCCTTAATCAAAATGATTTAAATGAACTCGCTATTCAATCAGGCCTATATACACTTTCAGATAAAGGTATTGCTTTTATGGAAGACAATTACGATTATGTTGACCTGCATCTGCACTGGAAATATAATATCTCATTGTCTGATTATAATAAAAGCAGATTTTGTGGAAACAAAAAACGTACCTTTAACGATACCGCTTATACTATCCTATGTGAAAGAACATACAAAAAAACTGCTTCATTCAATTACTATGGATTAAGCCAAGATTATCTATCTTTATACAACATTACTTTTTCTGAAGGACGATACGATATAGCAATTAAATATTATTTGCAATATCTATATTTAAACACCTGTTGTATCCGTGAAGTAATGCTATACCAACCATGTATTTATTATTCATCCGATGATTCGCTATCTTATGCTGTTATACTTTCAGCACATGAAGCTACTGAAATAGTTAAGTTAAAGGATTATTACAATCCTGTACTGGTTGATAATATCTATAAACAACCAGGTCAGCCACCCAGTTTTCTGGATATAAATGTCTTCAAACAGATGATACATGAAATGCTTACAGAAATTATATTTGATTATGAAAAATATAATATACTTATGCGAAGCAAATTGAAAACTTATGTATCCATGCTGTAG